GCACGCACAGGCCGCATAGGCTCAGCAACTGAGAGCGCCTGCTGAGCGATTTTCAACAAAAAGCGGGACATCCCCTTTTTTCTGGGTTCGAGATTTGGAGTGGGTGGCGGCGGCGTCCGGGATCGAATCTTAGGGCCGATCGCTCGGGCATGGCGCCCATCGCCACGGCGAAGAACACGGCGAAAACCACGATCTGCAGGATCTCGTTCTGCGCCATCGCCTTGACGACCGAGGTCGGAATGAGATGGGTCAGGAATTTTTCCAGCGAGAAGCCCGAGACCGGCAGGCCGTTCGACAGACCGGCGTCGGGCAGCGCGCCCGGGAAGTTGGCGCCGGGCTGCAGCAGGTTGACTATGACGAGGCCGAGAAGGAACGAGACGAACGAGGCGCTCAGGAACCAGCCATGGTCTTGGCGAAGATGCGGTCGAGCCGAGCGCCGCTGCCCATATGGGCGATGCCCCGACCAGGGTCGCGAAAACCAGCGGAGCGGTGATCATCTTGATCAGGCGCAGGAACAGCATGGCGATCAGGTTGACGTTTTGGCGATCTCGTCGCGGACCTGCGGCAGATACTCATAGACCAGCGCGCCCATGACGACGCCGAACGCCATGGCGATCAGGATGTTGCGCGTGAATTTGTTGTACATGCGACAGGCTCTCCCCGACCTCGTCGCGAATCTGTGGAGGCATCAGGTGCAGGGCAAGAACGCGATGGGATGGCGGTCTCGTGGGCCTGGGCAACCACGTTGCATCGCGATCCAAGAAGTCCATTCGTCAACAGCGCGGGTCGATCGCGGCTTCCATCATTGCCTATCGGTCTTCGGCAAGGCCGCCAAGGCTGCTTCCAATGGAGCAATGGATACCATTCTCGGCTGGGTAAACGGGTCTTCCGAAAGAGCGGCTGCTGCTAAGCTCAGGCTTCCCGCGAGGGATATCAACATAAGATGGACGATCATGCGGCGAGTATCCTCGCCATGTATCAGAACCACGGCTACCTGTATCGACAACAGCAGGTAGAAGAGTAACGCCCATTTTAGTTCATTGGGCTCGGCGCTCATCAGAGCGAGCCGTCTTGCGCGCGCATCCGATGCACTCAGGGCCAACTCGAGTGCCATGTTGCGAACAGTTCCGCTTACGGCACTTACCTCGGTGAGGGCTGCTGCCGCTGCGCCAAGTTCCTCCATCTTCTGCGAGGCGGTCGCGAACTCGATTGCCGCGCGACTGCCGGAGAGCTCTCGCTTGATGGTACTCTCCAAATAATTGCGGGCGGCAGTCCTTACAGCGTTTCCCGCGGGGCCTTCCACTTTGAGTATCGAAGCGATCCCGCGAAGGGAATTTCCTTCTACGCTGAGCGCATTCGCCGCTTTTTGTATTCGATCTTCGATTTCGACGGCCAGGAATCCGATATTGAGGCTAAACAGGACGCCGAGAAAGAAAAGCAGGTCCGGTGTCGCACAGCCGAGAATTTTTATTCTTGTGCGAAACCGGGGCCACAGAACAATTGCTGAGAGCAGAAGTGCCGAAACCAGATAAAGGCAGACGATGGTCGAGCCGACAATCCAATCGTCGAATTCAAACAGGTATTGGATCATTGGCTTCCACTGTCATGCGATGACGCCCCTTGGGGGCGCTTCGGTAAAGGTTGCGGCGTCGCAAGGCGCTGATCATCGCTTGCTGTCACAGACCGGGTCGACAAGACAATCGATCCAGCACGGCCGAACTGGCTTCGACACCGGATGACCGACTTGTTGAGGCAAGATTGCCGCCCTTGAGGGCGGCCTGCAATGCCGAAGTGGTGGCATAGGGATCGCCGCCCATTCGAACCGGCGACCGCCGGGCGTTGCGCGCCTCACGCGTCGATTTTTCGATCATCCGGACGCACCTCTCCTGGCTTTGCTTGCACCGCGTGATCGAACCATGGAACTCGAGCTTGAGGCGGCGGTCGAAATCGAGCCGGAGAGAACCATCGAGTGCTTCACCCGTCGGGGTTCTTCATCACGACTTTGCAATACTTGCCTCAAGCTATTGATTCTTATAATTTAACCAGAGTGCAACTTAAGAGAGTAACCGCGTCATCCGGTGAATACGGGCTCCAATGGTTCAGGCGCAGCAACGGCACTGGCCTCAGCCCCCGGGGAGACGATTTCATACATTCGCTGCTCCGTTCTGCCGGGACGAAAACTCTCACGGCTTCCTGGCATGACCGCGCGATGTTTCAGGGCATGTTTGCCACCATCGGGACGCCGCAGGCCCTCGTCGACCGCACGCAGGCCGTCATCGCCGAATCGATCAAGGACCCCAAGGTGTGCGAGCGGCTCGACCCGTCGGGCGCCGACCTGGTGGCCAACTCGCCGGCCGAGTTCAAGACCTGGCTTACCGGGCAGCGCGAACAGCTCGGCAAGCTGATCAAGGAAGCGGACATCAGGTTGCAGTAGGCCTAACCCACTTCGAGCGGAGCCTTGTAAGTCTCCTTGAAACACAGCAAGGCGGCGAAGGTGATCGCGGCGGCAGCCATGATCATGAAGGCCGGGCTGTAGTCGTTGCCTGTGCGTTCGACCAGCCATGTCGCCGCCAGCGGACTGAGCCCGCCCACGACGCCCAGGGTGACGTTGTAGCCCAGCGCAATGGCCGTGCAGCGCACGGCCGCGGGTGCTGCCTCGACCATGAGGGTGGGCTGCGTGCCGACGAAGGTGCCGACGGCTATGACAAAGCCCATCTGACCCAGCAGCACGAGCGCTGGATTGGTGCTGTGCATCAGCCAGAAGAACGGCCAGGCGCCGACGAAGCCAAACACGATGGCGCAAAGCATCACGGGCTTGCGGCCAAAGCGATCCGTCATCCAGCCCATCAGGATCATGAGGGGCAACAGCGCCGCCATGCTGATGGTGTTGATGCCCAGCGCGCGCGACGGCGCCATGCCGTCAACCAATTCGAGCCAGCTCACGATGTAGACAAACATCAGGTAGAAGCCGACCGAGTTGAAGACCGACACGGCGGCCAACCGCCCCAGCAGCGGACCGTGGTTGCGCATCGTCTCGAGCAGCGGCGAGCGCGCCGCCTTGTGGACCTTGGGCGCTTCCTGGACGTGGCGCCGCAGAAGGAAGCCCGCCAGGCCGACCAGGAGACCGAGCAGGAACGGGATGCGCCAGCCCCAGGTCTCCACGGCTTCGGCCGACATCGTCGAGGCCAGCAGCGCGCCGGTCGCGGAGCCAAGCAGGATGCCGCCGACCGCGCCGCAACCTGCCATCGCGCCGATCAGGCCGCGCCGGCCCGGTGGCGAGCGCTCGACCATGAAGACGATCGAGGTCGTGTATTCACCCCCCACCGACAGGCCCTGGATCATGCGCAGGAGGGTGAGGATGATTGGTGCGGCCATGCCCAGCACCTCGTAGCCCGGCAAGGCGCCGACCAGGAAGGTCGGGATCGCCATCGCCGCCACCGAGAAGGTGAGCGCGGCACGGCGGCCGTACTTGTCGCCGATATGGCCGATCAGCGCGCCGCCCACGGGACGCATGAGGAAGCCCACGGCGAATATGCCGAAGGCCGCCAGCACCTGGGCCACGGGGTTCTCGTTGGGAAAGAAGGTCCGCCCGATGGCGGCGGCGAAATAGCCGTAGACCGCGAAGTCGTACCACTCCAACACATTGCCGATGGCACCGACCGCGATGGTCCGCGCCGTACTGTCCGACTTCATGAATGCTCCCCAGACGCCCGCTGTGTCTCCCGCAGACAGGATATCAGCTCTAATGGTTCAGGCGCAGCAACGTTACTGGCCTCAGCCCCCGACGATATATTCTCGATCATCCGCACCCTCGGTATGTCCTGCCACCGAGTTGTGTAATGCGGCGAAAGCTGCTCCTGGCGCATCCGCCACTCAGCATCTTTTGCGGATAGGCCCAGTCCAATGGTGCCGCGTCCGAATCTATCGTTGATCCGATCGACGGCCTTCATCAGTCCATTGCTGGTGACATGGTTTGTGAACAGGGTCGGCTGGATCTCGCCGGCGGGTGACAGATCCAGGAGCATGACGCCTGCTTTCCGCCAGGAAAATCCGTCACGCCAGAAGCGGCCAAGGATAGCGATGGCAGCGGCCACGAGGGCACGGCTGTCAGCGGTGGGCGTCATGAAGGTGGTTGAAGCGGAGGCCGAGTGCTGCGGCGCGGATGTATCGAACGGGTCCGTGATGATGAACACCTGCATGGAACCGCAGACCTGCCCGGAGTTCCGAATCTTCTCGGCGGCGCGCTCGGCGAAAGAGATGATGGCATCGCGGACCTGATCCTTGTCCGTGATTGCGTGGCCGAAGGTTCGCGAACAGCAAGTCGTCTTCTTCGGAGATGGTTGGGTCTCCAGCTCATGGCAAGGGATGCCGCGTAATTCGTGGACGGTTCGCAAACCGACGATGCCCATGCGCTGACGAACCCAGCCGTCCTGGGCGTTGCGCAATTCCAGTGCGGACGTGATGCCTCTTTCGTTGAGCATTGCGGACCAGCGGCGTCCAATGCCCCAGACATCCCCCACCGGCGTCTTGTTCAGCGCCGATACAATCCATTCGGGATGATTGGCGAGATCGATCACGCCGTCGGCCTTGGCCGAACTCTTCGCAAGCTTGTTGGCGATTTTCGAAAGCGTTTTGGTCGCGCCAAGGCCTATGGAGACTGGAATCCCTGTCCAGCGTTTTGTTCGCTGGCGAAGTGCGCGGCACCAGGCGGTCAGATCCTTAACGGCAAGATTATCGAGATCGAGAAAGCATTCGTCGATGCTGTAGACCTCGTGTCGAGGTGCTGATTCGGCAAGTATGCTCATGACCCGTTCCGACAGGTCGCCATAGAGCGCGTAGTTAGAAGAACGTACGACAACGTCGTGCAGCTTGATGATGTCGCGGATCTTGAACAGAGGCACGCCCATGGCGATGCCAAGTGCCTTCGCCTCCTGTGACCGCGCGACGACGCAGCCATCATTGTTGGAGAGCACGACGATGGGGCGACCAATTAGACGGGGCTGGAATACCCGCTCGCAGGATGCGTAGAAATTGTTGCAATCGACGAGACCGAACGTCGGCACGGCAGTTATCGATCGCAATGCCGACGGATGCTGTGGGTGACGACGCCCCAGACTTCGCAACCTGGATCGTCGATCGGTATGTCCGGGAAGGTTGGATTTTCTGCGGTGAGAATCCACGCGCTATTTTGCTTCTTCAGGCGCTTGACTGTCAGCTCGCCGAAAAGAACCGCGATAACGATGTCCGCGGGCTGCGGCGTGATGCTGCGATCGACAACCAGAAGGTCGCCATCGAAGATGCCGGCGTCCTTCATGGACTCGCCCGCAGCTCTGGAAAAAAACGTGGCGGCCGGGTGTCGGATGAGGTGCTCGTTCAGATCGAGCTTGCCCTCGATGTGATCGTCGGCCGGACTGGGGAAGCCGGCGGGAACACGGGAGCTGTAGACCACGAGCGCCAAGTTTGAGGGCGAGTGGGTAAAAGAAAGCACGGCGGAATCTTTGGCGGGCATTAGAACAAAATAGGAACATAGTCAGGCTTGGTCAACCTGGTGTTTCCGGCGGATGCTTTCACTCCCGACGCCGCGCCTCAGCCCGTTGGAAACGCCCATGCCTGGCGCTGCCGGTCCCAGCCGGCCGTCACTTCCTTGAGCATGGCGTTTACGCTGAGCCCGCGTGGCTGACGTCCGTCGAGAATGGCCGAGACGATGTCAGGTGCGAGGCAGGTGAGGTTCAGGACCCTGCCGACATAGGCGATGGTCACTTTCTCCTGGGCCGCCAGATCGGTGATCGATCTGGCCTTGCCGCTCTCGATCCGCCGCCGCCAGCGGTGCGCCTTGATCAGCAGCTTGAGCATGGTGTCGTCCACGACCGGCTTGGACGCGATTGGCGAGGCGACGCCGTCGGGCGCCAGCACCCACTTGCGACCACCCCGCCGCTTGAACTGGACGGGGATGTGAATGGTCAGCGTCGTCACCTCGACCGCGGCCCGCCTGGTCATGCGGCGGCTCCGATGTAGGCCTTGAGCGGCGCGTCGCCGGCGTGAAGTTCGGTGACCAGACTGCGGATGCCCTCGGCGCGGAGCGTGATACTAAACCCCGTCGGCTCGACCGTGATCCGCTCGATCAGCAGGTGGAGAATACGCTGCTGCTCGACCGGGAACAGTTCGCTCCAGATCGTGTCGAGGCTGCCGAGCGCGCCGACGATCTCTCGTTCCCGTCCCGCGACGCCGCCGACATCGTCGTCGAGCCGAGCTGCGGCGGCGATAACCTGCGCGGCGATCTCGGGCGCCTTGAAGATGGCCTGCATCTGCGCCAGCACCAGCGTCTCCGTTTCACCGGCTGCAATCGATCGCACCGGACAGGAGGCATGGCCGTTCTTGATGGCGCTGGTACAGAGGTAATATCGGTAGAGCCGGCCGCGGCGGCGGGTATGGCTCGGGGTCATCGCGGTGCCGCAGCAGCCACAATGCATTAGCCCCTTGAGCGGCGCCGGCGTAGTGGCGCGTGTGCGGTTACCCCTGCGGCGGCCGTTCTCGGCGAGCATGGTCTGGACACGATCCCAGGTCCGGCGATCGATGATAGCCTCGTGCTCGCCAGGATAAGCGTCGCCCTTGTGGACGGCGTCGCCCAGGTAGACCCGGTTGTTCAGCAATTTGTAGAGGAAGCCCTTGTCGATCCGCTTGCCCTCACGCGCCTTGCCGTCCTGGGTCGTCCAGGATTTGGTCTGGTACCTGGCCTTGGCCAGTTCCTGAACCAGGGTGGTGGCGGAGCCGACGGCGAGGAAGCGCTCGAAGATCAACCGCACCAGCGCCACCTCGGGCGGGTTGATCACCAGCTTGCGGTCCCGGACGTCGTAGCCGAGTGGCGGGATGCCGCCCATCCACATGCCGCGCTTGCGCGAGGCGGCGACCTTGTCGCGGATGCGCTCGCCGATTACCTCGCGCTCGAACTGGGCGAAGGACAGAAGGATGTTCAGCGTCAACCGGCCCATCGAAGTCGTCGTATTGAACGACTGCGTGACACTCACGAACGTGACGCTTTGCCGGTCGAACACTTCGACCAGCTTGGCGAAGTCCATCAGCGCGCGCGACAGACGGTCGATCTTGTAGACGACGACCACATCGACACGGCCACCTTCGATGTCGGCGAGCAGGCGCTTGAGCGCTGGGCGCTCCAGATTGCCACCGGAGAAGCCGCCATCCTCGTAGCGGTCGGGGAGCGCAATCCATCCTTCGTGGCGCTGGCTCTCAATGTAGGCAAGCCCGGCGTCGCGCTGCGCATCGAGCGAGTTAAACTCCTGCTCGAGCCCTTCCTCACTGCTCTTGCGGCAATAGACGGCGCAGCGGGTTTTACGCAGGGCGATCGTGGCGGTCATTTTCTGCGCTCCAGCTTGGCCGGGTTCGGCAGGCCGAAGAACGCCCAGCCATTCCAGCGGGTGCCGCTGATGTGGCGGGCGACCGCCGACAGCGACTTGAAGCGCTGCCCGCCGTATTCATATCCGCCGTCCGCAACCGCCACCTCGTGGGCGACCCCCTGGTGCTCGCGCACCAACCGGGTTCCGATCAGCAGCCGCCGGTCCTGGCCAGCGTGAACCGTCGTGGCGCGTCCGCGGCCTTTGCTCGGGGGCTGGTCATCGACCAGGGCATCGAGACGCTTCTGGTGGGTGGCAGGCAAGCTGCCGTAGGTCAGTTCCTGGATGCGCTGGCCGAGCCCACGGATCAGGAAGCCTCGGCGGTAAGCCGGCGGCTCGGTGCCGAAATACTCGCTCCACATTGCCTTTAGCTCGTCTTGTGATCGGTCTTGCAGGTCGGCGATCTGGCGCAGGATCGGCGTGGTCATGGCGACTCTCTAAGGCGGGTTTTGGTGTCGCCATGACCGCTCTGTACACCCGGTAAGTCGAGAGAAACGTCTCCGCTTCTGCTGTTGTGCCGCGGGTTTTCAGACCGCGCTCGATTGCGGGAACGCAGGTAGCCAACGGCCAGGATCTGCCCGATCTCGGCCAGGCGTTCGGCAGAGGTCATGTGGTCGGGCGGGAGCGGATTCGGGCGTTTCATGGCTCAGCCGTGTTCGGTTGTGTCGTTACCGATCAAAAGCCACCCGGCAGCCCGAGACGGGACATCTCAGAAGAATGGAATGCAGAAATGCGAACGAGCGAAGAACATCAGATCTTGCCGCCCGCAGTTTTGTCCACAATTATCGCAGGCTGAATCGACCAAAATCAGTTGTTCAATGAGGTGAATTCATAGCGCGCAAATCACTTCGCATCGGCCCAGTAGGCACAAGCTGATCGAAGATGCGCGCGTCGATCTCCCCCGCGAAGTTCTTACTCTCAGGTGCGGTGATGATGGTGATTTCAGGCGCCAGGCGCGACATCGCAGTGTCAAGCTCCAAGCATGGCACCATGAGCGCGCTCTATAGCTCAAGTAAGTTTTCGGAGAAAATATGGTACGCGCCCCGGCCAAGACCTGTCCCAACCTTTCTCGGCTATTCGATGATGCAGAGCCGAAGCTGCTGTCCGCATTTCTTGAAAGCCAAGCTTTTGAGAGGTTGAACTGGCTGGCGACCTACAAGTTCGATCCGGGCAACCCAGACGGTCTGCAAGTTGCCAGCAAAATGCTGCGGCAGGAAAAGAAGGACCGACTGGGCCCGCTCGAAACCGAAGCGGCCCGGATCGTCATAATAGCGAGCGACCGCGGCGAGTACGTCCTCGAAGGTCTCGCCAATACCAAGCTCGAACCCGACCGCGCCAAGGAACTTCTGAAACAGCGGGACAAGCTCGCGCGAAGCCTATGGGCCTTTGCCAACGAACACGGCTTGTTCGAAGCGGCAGAAAACAGCCTGCACCTGCGTCTGTACCGGCGCTATGACAAGCACTACCAGACCTTCATGGCCGAGCCTGCGGGCGACGGTGGCCCGGACGCCGGCAGTGCAGTACTCGATGCGCTTCTTGCCGATCTCAACAAGCGCTTGGATCGCGGCGACGGTTACAGCATTGACAGATTCGACATCCCCGAGGACGGCGAAGAGCCGGCCGCAGAGATGTATCTGCTGTTTCATCCCGATTCCCCCACAAGCATCCAGGAGATCGACGACAATGGCAATCGGTCGAGTATCTATTTCCGCCCGCCTGGAGAGGCGATGATCGTTTACACGCCGTCGACCGGGCGGGTCCATGTCCGGGCAGGCAACAGAAAGCTGAGGCACACCATCGCCGAACGCTTCATCGAGACGGCTCTCGATCAGTCATATTCCAGCCAGCCCGTCGACTTCCAAGCCTACGACATTTCGCAGTTTCGGAAGGGGTTCATTCTGGAACCGCCGGAACTCGACGACGTGGTGATCGACTGCGCAAAAGTGATCCGCGCTGACATCAGCATTGGCAATCTCGCCAATCGCCTTTCGCTTTCCACCACGATCGATCAGGACATCTCCGAGATCATCGATAGCCAATCCGGCCTACCGAAGATTTTTGAGCGGGCGGTCGCCATCCGTTTTGTCGAGATCGCAGTCCGGTATCGCCGCGCGGGACGGGACGAGGCCCAAACCCTCAACTTCACGCTCACCGATCGGAACACGAGCAGCCTACTTAGCCTGGACGATCCCTTCGAACGAGTTCTGGGCCATCGCCTGCTTAGACACTGGAATATCTTGCGTGACGGTCGCTCGCCAAGCGAAGCGGAGAGCATGGCAGTCATACCCGCCTTGCTTGCCATCTGGGACATAGGAGCCGACAGGGTCAGCGGCGCCTGGCTCATGGATCGCGGTGTCGATCCGGTCTTCCTGACGGAACTGGGGTACCTTGTGCCTGCCGGGTGGGAAGGCGACGACCTGATAGACGATGAAGACGAGGTAGGCCCGGTCGCGGCTGAGGTGGTTGTCCGGATCGAGCGAGGTGAATCGGAGGCAGGTGACCAAAAGGTGGCCGACCTTAAGGTGGCCGAAGGACAGGTGACGCCTGGCGGCAACCCGGATCGCTACAGGATCTATCGGGTGCGCGACGGCTGGGTCGCGCAACACCTGAAGACGCGTCTCGGCCAAGCGCTTGATGCGCCCGCCATCGAGAAACTGACCGATCATCTTCTCTACCTCGGGACGCTCGTGGTCGATGGTGGGGATGTTCCGATCTACCTTGCGCGTGGTCTCGACCGGGAGAAGGTCCGGTCCGCCGTCGATACGGAGCTTCGGGCGCGCCATAATCTTGGAATCGGACTGGTCCTGCAGGCCGCCAACGCTCCTGGACCATGCCTGGCGGCCAATGTCCTGACGCCGCTCACCGATCATATAGACAACGACCAGTCCGAGATCGCGTTGGTCGCGGATAAGCTCCGGTCGGTGTTCCGAAGGCACCGGATATTGGCCCGCGGCGGCCAGACGGTCGAACTCACCCGTGTTGGGGACAACCTCGCGACCTTGCTCGTTCCGGGGAAAGGCAGCATCGACATCAAGGGGGAGCAACGCATCGACGTCATCCAGCGACTGGTCGACGCCCACAACGCAGGCCCAATGCCGATGGCGACCGAAGACCTGGTCAAGGGAATAGCCGAGGACCAGTCCCTGTCGAACATCTTCAATAAGCCGCTATGGGACAAGTTGAAGTCCGGCTTCCTACGTAGCCCCGGAAAAGGGAAATGGGAGATCGCTATCTGACGGTCGGCTCCGATCCGGCTCCGATTGGGGGGTCTGACTAGCTCCGATTCTTCGGGCCAATGGGAGTGCTCCATCGATCAGAGGAGCACCCCGATGCCGACTCCCTTCCCCTCGCGCCAGGCAGCCCCGACGAGCTGGTCCGGCGCCGCGAAGACCAAGCCCACCACTTCGAACTCGGAATGGCGCTGCACGCGCTGTGACAAGCTGCTCGGCGTTTGCCGCGACGGCCGCATGCACCTGCGTTTTGCGCGGGGGCACGAGTACCTCGTGGGCTTCCCGGTTCAAGCCACCTGCCGGGGCTGCGGTACGCTGAACCAGGCGACCGCACCCGCGCGCTGACGCGCGCACTACCCAACCTCCTGAAACCGCAGAGACGCGCGACGTCCTGACCTGGCCACGACAAGGCGCTGGACGCCTGGCCGCAAGGCAGGCGTCCGATGTCTTTCGCGTGGCACGAGATCCGCGACCACCTCATGCGAACTTCTTTCACCCTCAGCTTTCAGCGCAGTTTCGACGCGATACGGCGCAGCCAAAAGCCCATCGCAGCATTCGGCGAGCCGCCTGCGATCCTGGATACGCTGCATCGGCAGTCCGGCGACAGCGAACAGAAGAACCTTATCCTTGCCGCGCTGGTCCGGGCCGCGCAGGGCGCTGGCTCCGCGGCCGACTGCGCGCTGAGCTTGATGCTGTTGGCGCTCTGGCCGGGGCTCGATGCCATCCAGCGCCGGTCGGTCTGGCACAGGCTCGGCACCCCCGACGAGATCGCCTCCGATATCCTCGCCCGGACTGTGGAGGCCATCCGCGGCCTGGACCTGCAGCGGGTCAATCGGATCGCAGCGACCGTTCTCAGAAACGTCGAGCGCGACATGATCCGTGGTCGTCGGCGCGAGGCGGATCGTCAGAGCGTCGTCAGCGATACGGATCCCGACGATGTGGCGGGCGATTACGATGTGCAGGACCCGGCGCTGAGTCACTCACGACTGCAGGATGACATGCGGCGGCTTATCGGCGCTGACGCGACGCTGGTGATCCGCGTTGCAATCGAGGGCTTCTCCCAGGCCGAGGTCGCCATTGAACTCGGCCTTTCCGAGGCGGCGGCGCGCAAGCGCTACCAGCGTGCCACGCGGAAGATGCGGGACGCCCTCCATGAAATCGCCTGAGTGGATGTCCCGATCCAGATGCCGTTGTGGCTTTTTCTCAATGACAGGCCCGAACAGCGCCGAACATCCCGAACAAGGACGGACCATGCAGGAAAGCCACCCAGTCCCCGCAACCGAAATGGTCAGGATTCCCGGCCTCTACCGGCGCTGGGAACTCCCCGAGGTACTGAAGAACCATCACGCATTCCGCATCGAGGATGCCGGCGCCCACCAGGACGGCGCGCCCCTGCTGGCGATCTACGTCGCCAGCGACAGCTATCCGCAGACCGCCGGCGACGACGTCCCGGATGGGGGAGTCGGTCCCCTGTCTCGCGGGGGCGGGTCGGCTTCTGGACGGCCTGAGTAGAGGCGAGAGCAGGAGATCGTGTTCATGCAGACTACCTCCTTCGTCAGCATCAGCCGTCCGCTGACCGATATCGAGTTCTGCGCATGGGTGGCGCAGGCAGTGCCCGGTGCACGGCTGGAATATCACTGCGGCCTGCTTGCGCGGGACGCCAGCATCGACGGCCAGACTCCCAAGAGCGATGCGCGCCGAGAACTCGCCCGTGTCGCCCGCCGCGCCTGGTGGGCCGCCTCACAGGGCTTGGTCCATCTGGTCCAGCGGCGCAACGGCTCCGACGACTTCACCTACATCGCGATCGCGCGACCCCTCACGCCCGAGGCCTCTGCATCGCTGTCATCGGTTCTTCTGAAGGAGGTTGCCCAGTGAATACCGTGACGACCAATCGCCCCCACCTGGAGACGATCCGGAACGTGCCGATCGGCGAGATCGCGCAGCTGCCGGCCGAGCATCTGGCGCTGCTGCAGGAAGACGCTGCGGCCGCCCTGGATGCCGGCAAGCGGCTCAAGGAGTGGATCGACAGCGCCATCGCGCTGCGTTTCGCCGACCACGCCCAGGCCCTGCGCCGCGAGGCCGGCCGGGACACCGGCACCATTCGATTCGAGCAGGACGGTGTGACGGTCGTGGCCGATCTGCCCAAGCGGGTGGACTGGGACCAGGATCGCATCGCCAAGCTGGTCGAGCGCATCCGCGCCGGCGGCGACGACCCCAGCCAGTACGTCGACATCGCGATCAAGGTGCCGGAGCGCAAGTACACCGCCTGGCCTGATCACATCCGGACCCAGTTCGAGCCGGCGCGCACCGTCAGGACCGGCAAGCCGAGCATCACCCTCAAGCTGGGCGAGGACGCACGATGAGCCTGCGCATCATCACCGCCGAAGAGCGGTTGTCGGCGACGAACAACAAGACGTCGCTGGCCATCTTCGGCCCGCCGGGATCGGGAAAGACCTCGCTGCTGAAGACCCTTCCTGCACAGGACACGATCTGCCTCGATCTCGAAGCCGGCATGAAGTCGGTGCAGGACTGGCCGGGCGACAGCATCCCGGTACGCACCTTCACCGATGCGCTCGACATCGGATGCCTCGTCGGTGGCGTCAATCCGGCGGCCGATCCCAACGGCTTCTTCTCGGAAGGGCATTACCAGCATCTCAGCCAGACCTATCCCGATCTGGTTCGGATGATCGCTGGCAAGCGGATCGTCTTCGTCGACAGCATCACCGACCTGACCCGCCAGGCGATGGCGTGGGCGAGGACGCGGCCAGAAGCCTTCTCCGAGAAAAACGGCAAACCCGATCCGCGCGGCGCCTACGGCCTTCTCGCCCGCGAGGTGATTGGGCTGCTGAAACACCTGCAGCACGCGGCCGGCAAGACGGTGATCTTCGTCGGCATCCTCGAAAAGGTGACCGACGAATTCAATCGCTCGACCTGGCAGCCGCAGATGGAGGGCGGCAAGGCCGGCCGCGAGCTCCCGGGCATCGTCGACCAGGTGATCTCCATGAGCCTGTTCGAGGCCGAGGGCGATGGCTGGCGACACGATCCCGAGCGCGCCGACGTCCGCCGCCTGGTGTGCCGCGCCGGCAATCCCTTCGGCCTTCCCGCCAAGGACCGTTCCGGCCGTCTCGATGTGACCGAGGCGCCCGACCTCGGCGCGCTGCTGGCAAAGATCAACTCCACCACGAAAGGATGACTGTCATGAGCTTCGACATGAACGATGCCGAGCCGCAGAAGGTCGGCGACCTGATCCCCGACGGCACCTTCGCCAAGGTGACCATGACCATCCGCCGCGGCAACGCCGACGGCGACAGCGAGATCGACCGCGGCCTGCTCAAGGCGTCCAACGCTCCTGGCAGCGACGTCAAGTCGCTCGACTGCGAGTTCACCGTTACCGAGGGCCCGTACGCGCGGCGGAAGTTCTGGCAGATGTTCACGGTGTCGGGCGGCAAGGTCGACGATCATGGCGTGTCGATCGGCTGGAAGATCTCGAAGAGCCTCTTCCGGGCCATGATCGACAGCGGGCTCGGGCTCGATCCGAAGGACATGAGCGAGGCCGCGAAGGCCAAGCGCATCCTGCGGGGCCTGGCCGACCTGTCGGGCGTCACCTTCGTCGGCTGCCTCTCGGTCGAGGCCAGCAGCAATCCCCGCTACGGCGACAGCAACAAGCTCGGCCGGGTCGTGCTCCCGACCGAACCCGAATGGCGTCGCGTCCTGGATGGCGAGGTCGTGGCGCCGGTGCCTGGCAACCGGCCTCGCGCGAAGTCCGCGCCCGCCACCGCGGCCACGCCGGTATGGAACCAGAACCCTGCCGCGCCGGCACCGGCTCCGACCTGGAATCGTCCGCCGGCAAACGCTCCTGCAAAAGCGTCCGAACCCGCACCGGCGGCACCGTCGTCGACCGGCCCGCAATGGCTGAACAGCTGAGCGCCATGACTTCGGACGAGTGGCAGGCGCACGTCACGCGCGAAGCAGCGAAGGCGATGGGTGAATGGCTCGAAGGACGCGGACGGCTCAATCAACCCATCGCCGCGCTGACCATGGCGGATCTCGAGGCCATGGCGATCAACGCCATCTCGCGCTTCGTCGTGCTGGGAATGGAGCGGATCAGGACCAAGGCCGACAACGCCGAGGCCCTGACCCGGTTCTTGCTCGCATAGCGCCCTGCGCCCTGTGCAGCCGGGAAGCCAGTGGCTTCGGCTACGTCCACCGGCTGCTCTGGGACCACTTTCCTTACTACCGCTTCTGCTCGATGCGCTGCCTCGACGGCGGCTCGGCAATCGCCAACAGGAACAACGGCATGATCGACAAAACAGACATGGAGCAGCGCGCCATCAAGGACGCCCGCGTGTTCCTTGCCGAGGCGCTCGCCGAGCTTGGCTTGATGGCGCCGTTCAACGACCGCAGCGCCGGCGACATCGACCAGATCATCGAGGCCTGCGTCGACGGCTTCCAGGCTTCCATGCAGCGCCAGTCGGCCACCGGCGATGTGCCTTTTTGAGGGTAGTGCAATGATCGACATGAACCATGGATCGGAAGCCGTCTACGGCGACAAGGCGGCCAGTGAGGCGGTCACAGGGCGCATCAATGCGCTGATCGATACCTCGCTCCAGCAACGCAACCGCGCGCAGACGCCACGCACCTATCTCGGCGGCAGCCGGATCGGCGAGCCCTGCGCCCGCAAGCTGGTCTACGAATATACCCGCGCGACGGTGGATGCCGGAAAGGGGTTCGACGGCCGCACGCTCAGGATCTTCGACGCGGGCCACCAGTTCGAGACGCTGTCGATCCGCTGGCTGCGCGCCGCAGGCTTCGACCTGCGCACCCATCGCAGCGATGGCGAGCAGTTTGGCTTCATCACGGCCAACGGACGCATCCGGGGGCACATCGACGGCGTCATCGTCGAGGGACCCGACGTCGGCATCGCCTGGCCGGTGCTGTTCGAACACAAGGCCGTCAACGCCAAGTCCTGGACGGACATCGCCAAGCGCGGCGTCCAGCTGTCGAAGCCGATCTACTACGCCCAACTGCAAATCTACATGGCCTACATGGACCTGGCGGCGGCGCTGTTTACCGCCCTCAACAAGGATACCCAGGCGCTCCACCACGAGATCGTCCCCTTCGATGCACGCGCCGCCCAGGCGCTGTCCGACAAGGCCGTCGAGGTCATCCGCGCCGCCGAGGCCGGCGAGTTGCCGCCGCGGGTGGCCTCGAACCCGGACTTCTATCTCTGTCGCTGGTGTGCCTACGCCCAGCGCTGCTGGGAGGGCGCGGTATGAACACCGGGATCCCCGAGGGACAGGAGGCGGTCCTGGAGGTGTGGCGCGAAGTCCCTGGCTACCCATCCTACGAAGTCAGCGACCAGGGTCGCGTTCGACGACGTTGCGCCAAGAGTGGCTGGAGTGCAGGCCATATCCTTCGGCCGGCATCAATGGGTTATGGGCACAAATTCGTAATGCTCACCGACTCAGCGGGATGCGCGAGAAAGCAATTCGTGCACCGCCTCGTTGCGCGGGCATTCATCGGCCCACCTCCATTTGATCGGGCGATGGTCCTGCATCACGACGATGTCCCGACCAACAACACACCGGAGAATCTGTATTGGGGCACACACGCGGAGAATGTCGCAGACGCCCGACTCAACCGCCGTCCCGGTCGTAAACGCAATCGTGGTGCACAGCCTGGCGAGGAAAACTCGTCCGCGATCCTCACGGAGGACCAGGTTCGCCGCATCAAGGGGATGCTTGGACTGGGGCTGTGTGGTGCCTGCATCGCGCGCCTCCATGGCGTGCGCAAGGAAACCATCTACGCCATCGCGAAGCGCAGAACCTGGACACACATCACCGACGAGGCGACGCCATGGATTGTGTAGCTCTCAGTGCGCAACAACAGGCTGCCGTTGCCGCAATTGTGCATTGGTACCGGAACGACCGGCATCACCAGCAGGTCGCAAGAGTCTGGGGGTATGCCGGAACGGGAAAAAGCACGATCACCCGCTACGTCATTGAGGAACTCGGCCTCGCGGCCATGAGCCGACAGGGTGGCGCCACCGGCGGCGTGCTGTTTGCGGCCTTCACCGGCAAGGCGGCGCTGGTGATGACCCGCAAGGGCACGCCAGCCTCGACTATCCACAGCCTTATCTACCGGGTCTCGGAAGCGACGCCGGAAGAGATCGCGCGCGTCGAGAAGGATCTGTTCGACCTTCAGAGGACCGCGCACCGGATGCCACCGGCCGAGCGGGCCTTCGCCGAGACCCAGATCCGCCGCCTGCAGCTGCGCCTGGCCGACATTCACAAGCCGGTGTTCCTGCTGAACGAGAAGTCTCTGGTCCGCGACGCCGACCTGATCGTGCTCGACGAGGTCTCCATGGTGGGGCCGGAGATGGCGGCCGACCTGCTGGCCTTCGGCAAGCCGATCCTGGTGCTGGGCGATCCCGGGCAGCTGCCGCCGATCAAGGGCACCGGAGCCTTCACCGAGGCCGTGCCGGACGTGATGCTGACCGAGATCCATCGCCAGGCCGGCGATAGTGCGATCCTGCGCCTGGCCACCCTGGCGCGGCAGGGCGAGCCGATCCCCTACGGCCGCCATGACGACTACGTCTGGAAGATGCGCCGCAATGAGGTCGGGCCCGAGCAGCTGCTGCGCGGCGGACAGGTGATCTGCGGGCGCAACGCCACGCGCCTTCACCTCAACGCCGCCATGAAACACGCGGCCGGCTTCACCGATGTGCTGCCGCAAGGTAGCGGCGAGAAAATCATCTGCCTAAAAAACCGCCACGATCTCGGCCTGGTCAACGGCATGTTCGTGTCCCTGGCCGATATCCGGGGCGAGGGGCGGCTTTCGTTCAGCGCCACCGTCACCACCGAGGACGGCGTGGCGATTAACGGCCGGCAATACTTCTACCGGGGATACTACGACGATCACGTCAAGCCGGATCCGGATCGTACCCGTCGCGACTGGAAGGAGTTGCGCCAGCTGATCGAGACCGTCTGGGGCTACGCCATCACCTGTCACAAGAGCCAAGGAAGTTCCTGGCCCAACGTCATCGTCTACGACGACGGTTTGAGCCGCACCGCGGAGGAGCGTAACCGCTGGCTCTACACCGCCATCACGCGCGCCGAGCGCGGGTTGGTGATCCTTGATTGACCTAAACGGAGCGACCTATCCGTCCGCGCCGCGGGTCCGCTACGACCTCGATGCCATCGTGGCACGGCTGCGCGCCACTGCGGAATCCTGGGTGCCGCAGCATTTTCCCAACGGTCGGCGTGTCGCCGACGAATGGCGGCTCGCCAATATCCGCGGCGATGCCCCGCGGAAGTCTGGATCCTGCGTCTTCACGCTGAAGGGTGAGCATGCCGGCGACTGGCACGACTTCGATGGCGGGCAGGGCGGCGGGCCGCTGAGTGCCCTGGAGGAGGCGGAGGGCCTCACCAATCGCGACCTCTTTGCCTACGCCGCCGAACTGGTCGGCTGGTCGGCCGGCGCGCCCGCGCGAAGGGAACCTGCCACCGCCGCGGCGAAGCCGGAGCGCGACCCGTCGCGCGAGATCGCCTTCATTCTCGATCATGCCCGACCCATCGACGATACAGCGGCGACAGCCTATCTCGAAGGGCGCGGGCTCGTGTTCGCCGGTGCGGTCGATCTGTTGGCGCACGCCGATCTGACGCATTGGGAGACGAAGTCGGGCTACCCCGCGATGATCGGCGTAGTCCGCAATCTCGCCGGCGAGGCGGTCGCGCTCCACCGTACCTACCTGCAGGTCGATGTACAGGATCCCGGCAAGGTAACGAAGGCGCCCGTTGCCAAGCCACGCATGATGCTGGGCAAGGTAGCGGGCGGTGCGGTGCGGCTGGCCCCGATCAATCCCGGCGCCGCCCTTGGTCTGTGCGAAGGCATTGAAACCGGCCTTGCCGCGATGACGGCCTGTCCTGGCTTGCCGGTCTGGGCGACCTTGTCGGCCACCAACCTCGAACAGGTGAAGCTGCCCCCAGAAGCCCACCGCATCGTCATCCTGGCCGACCACGATGCATCCGGTGCCGGCACTCGGGCGGCCGAGACCGCAGCGCGGCGGTTACGGGGCGAGGGGCGACAGGTAGCGATCGCGATCCCACCAGGGGAAGGTTGCGACTTCAACGACGTGCTGTTGTGCGAGGGGCCCGAGGCCGTCGCAGCCATCATCGAAGCGGCTTTCACCACGAAGGCGGGAGAAGAGGCGGGGCACGCACCCGACGCCACCGGCCGCCACCTCCCGATCGGCTTTGTGGAGCCCTCCGGGCCGCTGCCGACGCTGCGCGCCGATGATGGCGACCTGGCTCGCGCGGTCGATCGTGCCTGGAGCGTGCTGCTGGCGTCCAATCGCACGCCGTGGCTGTTCCGCGCCGGCGGCCTGCCGAGCTGGGTCGTGCCCGACGACGAGGGCCGCCCCATGGTGGCGCCGATCACTGACGAGCGCCTGCGTCATGTGCTGGCCAGGCTCGCCAACTGGCGGCGTATGGACAGCCGGGGCGACATCGTTCCGGCGCATCCGCCGACGTCGCAGATCAAGTCGCTGATGGCGACGCCCGATCCCGCCCTGCCGGTCCTGGCAGGCATCGTTACCACGCCGGTGTTCGGACGGGCCGGGGTGCTGCTGACCGAGCCGGGCTATCATGCCGATGCGCGACTGCTGTACCAGCCGGTGCCCGGGTTCCAGCTGCCCACCATTCCGGAGCAGCCGACGGCCGACGACATCGCAGCCGCACGCCAGCTGATCCTGGACGACCTGCTGGGCGAGTTCCCGTTCACTTCGCTGGCCGAACGCGCCCACGCCGTGTCGCTCCTGCTGCTGGGCTTTCTGCGCGCCATGATCGAGGGGCCGACGCCGCTGCACCTGATCGAGAAGCCCACGGCGGGCACCGGCGCCACGCTCATGGTCGATGCCATGGCGACCATTCTCACCGGCTCGGGCGCGGGGGTGATGACCGAGGGCACCGATGAGGAGGAATGGCGCAAGCGCATCACGGCGAAGCTCCGCCAGATCCCAGTGCTGGTGCTGATCGATAATTTGAAGCGCCACCTCGACGCCTCGGCCCTGGCCGCCGCGCTGACGGCGCCGTTCTGGGAGGACCGCATCCTCGGCGTTTCGGAGATCACACGCCTGCAGATCCGATGCCTCTGGGTCGCCACCGGCAACAATCCGACCTTCTCCAACGAGATGGCGCGCCGGCTGGTCCGCATCAGGCTCGATGCGCATGTCGAGCGGCCCTGGCAGCGCAGCGGGTTCCGCCATCCCGATCTGATGGTCTGGGTTGTCGCGAATCGCGCTCGCCTCGTCGCGGCCTGCCTCACCCTCGGTCGTGCCTGGATCGCCGCCGGCCGGCCTCGCGCAACCCGCACCATCGGCAGTTACGAGTCCTGGGCTCAGACCATGGGCGGCGTACTCGAGGTCGCCGGCATCGAGGGGTTCCTGGGCAACATCGAGGAGATGATGGCAGCGTCGGACAGCGAGGGTGGCGCCTGGCGCAGCTTCGTTTCGGCCTGGTGGGATCGGTTCGGGACGGCCGACGTTGGGACGGGCGACCTCCATACCCTCGCGAGCGAGTGCGAGCCGCCGCTGCCGCTGGGAACTGGCAACGAAAAGTCGCAACGCACCCGGCTGGGCATGGCGCTCGCAAAGATGCGAGACCGGGTGTTCGACATCGACGGAATCAAGGTGCGCCTTCAGCTGCTCGGCGTCTCGCATCAGGCCAAGCGGTGGAGGCTCCGCCTCGAAGACAATAAAGGGCCCTCGCCGGAGCTGTCGGGCCGTTCCGCCGGGGAACCTTTGGCCTCGGAGGGGAACCTTTGGAACCAAGGTTCCCCGACCTATCCCATTGAAAACAAAGGCTCCGGGGAACCTGGGGAACCTGGGGAACCTTTTTTAACCCTTACACATGCGCGCACGCGCGTGTATGCGAGAGAGGATAGGGAAAAAGGTTCCCCAGGTTCCCCAGGTTCCCCCGGCCCTGAAATATCAAAGGGTTACGTCGGGGAACCTTGCGGGGAACCTCGGTCGCAACGTTCCCCGATCCCAAATCCGCCCGATTGGCTGAAGGAGGTGCTGTGATGCGCCGCCCTCAAGCCACAGGGCCGCCCGATTGCACCCAAATCCCCCAAGCCGGACGACGACGGAGAGCTCCGCCAAGAACCGCTCCGTCGCCGCCCTGACCACGACCACCCCCTCGACGGAGATCATCATGGCTGAGACGATTCAGACGACGGCCGCCGACAATGCAATGCCGCTGTCGGCCGCACTGCGCCCCGGCGGCGCCCTCCTGGCGCTGGACCTCGGCACCACGACCGGCTTCGGGCTCCGCGGAGGCGACGGCGCCATCACCAGCGGCACGGCGGAGTTCCGGCTCGACCGCTGGCAGAGCGGCGGCAT